TTTCTGTATTGCGGATCGTACGGAACATCGCGCTCCGCTTGAGCTAAAATAGCATCATTGATTGTAATTTCGTTTTGATACTTGCTGATAAGATTACGTAAGTCGCCTTCTTCTTCGCCTGTACCCAAGATATCTCGATATTCCTGACTATCGCTAATCGGTCCACATTTCACTCGCCATAAGTGCGCCCACCAGCGAGGATCGTATCCTTCTGCGGGCCTAGCTCCTTCTTGTACTACATAAAATCTATTAACAGCATCTTCGCTGCCCAATAGTAAATCATCTCGTAAATGCGGTAGTTCTAGTACATCTCCGGGCATAAGTTTGCGCCCTATTGCTTCGACCATGCTTTCGATATGGAAGGTTAAAAATACTGTGTCATTTGCTAAGAACGCACCAAACTGAGTTAAGTCAAACCCATCATTGTCCTGTATGTTGTACTGGCCCCGTAGCTCATAGATTGTTTTATCGTATTTGCGATCTCTGTTTTCTAAGAATAGTAAGTCCTGAATAAACACTTCATTGTTGTTTGCAGCACTGCTAGGACGGGTAGCGTCGCCAGTATCCGGAGTTTCATGTACCCCTAGATATCTATGAACATGCACTCCGGTACCACCAGCATGAAGGTGCTCGCCTACAACTTTATCAATAAATTTGTAGTCGTTAGTTTTTATTGGATTCCACAGTGATAGTCTTGGCATAATACTATTTATCTGAACCGTTCTGAAATAAATTAACTGGATATTTAATACTGATAAATATTGCTATGACTAAAGCAGTCCGCGGCGCCCGACCAATTAAAAATTTAGCAGTAAAGCAGCATTACGACAATCATGTTTATCGCGATGTTTCTCTCGACGAATACGCAGAAGTTTGGAGAAATTGGCTTAATTATTCTGATACAAAAGTAATTAAAAACCTAGATCGTTTTGATTATGCTGATTATACGCAAGGAACAAGCCAGACATTTGATAACTTTATACTTAAACATGCCGTAGACAAGGAAATTTTTTGTTTAAAAGGCGACTTTCAATACCACGCTTGTTTAGGTAAGCATGTTCGTTTTAAGTATGTAAATGACTACGATCATCTGATAAGCAGCATCGAGGGTAGAGGACTCCATGCGCTAATCATTAGCGCACCATTTAGTGATTATGGATGTGTTCACCCTGATTTTTATGATTTGCTTAATCTATGCGAAATAAACAATTTCCCGGTTTGTGTAGATTTAGCATATTGGGGAATAGCAAAAAATATAGAACTAGATCTAAGTTCCAGCGCAATAAAGGAAGTAACGTGCAGTTTAAGTAAGCCTTTTTATGCACTAGAAAATCATAGAGTTGGCATCAGGTTCACTACAACTTATGCCGATGATGGTATAAGTATGCTAAACGAAGTAAACATGCAAAACAAACACAGTATGAGTTTAGGTGTTCACTTTATGAAAAGTTTTAGCCCTGATTGGAACTGGGAAACTTATCAGGACAAGTATGAACGGGTATGCAAAGAACGCAACTTAGTTTATACCGACACGGTAATTTTTGGTTTAGGCGGGGAAGAATATAAACAATTTAACAGAGGTGTTCCTGGTAACAATAGGGTTTGTATTAGTGAGTATCTTGAGGACACAGACATATGATAGTTAATTCGCACAACGATTGGGATCCACTAGAGGAAATTATTGTAGGCCATGCACATCATAGTCGAATTGCTACAGACATAAGCGCACACAGCTTTAGCTATGCGAATCAACCTAGAGAAAAAGTTTTACCTCTAGAAGGAGCCTACCCGAAGTGGGTAATTGACGAAGCCAACGAAGATGCTGATGGTTTAGCAGATACACTTTCTAAGATGGGTGTTAAAGTTCATCGTCCTAAGATCATTGATTGGGATAATGTTAATTACGACATCGGACAAGGATGGAATACTAAAGGTTGGTATAGCTGGTGTCCCCGCGATTTAATCTTACCACTAGCAGACATGCTTATCGAAACGCCAACCCCGGTTCGTGCAAGATATTTTGAAACTAGGCTTTATGAAGATATTTTATATGAGGCCTTTGAAGATGGCGCATTGTGGTTGCAAGCACCTAAGCCGAAGCTACACGATAACATGTATCAGTTTGAAGACCTAAGTAAGGCAACATTACTAGATCACGAAATTTGTTTTGATGCGCCAAACATTGTGCGTATAGGCCGCGACTTGTTGTATCAAGTTAGCAATAGTGGTAACATGAAGGGCTATAAGTGGCTCAAGCGTTTCTTGGAGCCTATGGGTTATAAGCTACACTATAGCGAACTTTATAGCTTCGCACATTTTGATAGTACAATTATACCGCTTCGTCCTGGGCTAGTTCTGCTAAACAGCAGTCGAGTAACGCCTAACAATTGTCCGGAAATCTTTAAGAAATGGGACAAGATTTGGTTTGAGGATTGTGTAGTGCAAGGCAGTAAGCTCGCTGATCAAGGTTACCTTGCTCCATGCAGCCCGTACATTGGCATGAACATTCTCAGTGTAAACGAAAACACAATCATCTGCGACAGCGTACAAGAACCATTAATGCGTGAATTAGACAAGTGGGGCATCGATAGTGTACCAGTTCGTTTCCGTCACAGCATGACACTTAGCGGTGGCATTCATTGTGCTACATTGGATCTACGTCGCAAGGGTACGTTAGAGAGTTACTGTGATTAAGTATGGACATTTAGATATTGACGTAAGTTCTGTAGACTTAGCTCAGTTAAACTTTGCTGATTTACAGCAGTGTTACTGCCAATATGATAATTTAGTCCAGTATTATAACAAACACAACAGCAGTATATGGCAGATGTTTGATAGCGATTGTCCGCAATGGCTATGGGATATAGCTGAGAATCTTCTAAGTAATATTGAAGAAAATCTAAGTTTTGTAGTAAGCATTGTTAGACTTGATCCTGGTAATACTGTGCCTAATCATGTTGATGGACACTATATAGTCCAAGAAAAATATGGTAAAGGCAAAACTGCTCGATACTTAATTATGTTAGAAGATTGGAAAATGGGTCACTACTATGAGGTACACCACCAACCTTATGTAAAATGGCGAGCAGGCGACTGGGTTAAGTTTGATAAAAATGACTGGCATTTAGCTGGTAATATGGGCGATGCGCCTTTTTATTCTATGCAGGTAACAGTGAAATATGATAGGGAATTAACATGAAGATTTTTATAACAGGACACGATGGATTTATCGGTCAACACATGGTACAGCGTTTGCAGGATAAACACGAGCTTGAATTTTTGCAACATGATTTAAGAGAACACGATAAGGTTGGCTTTCAGTTACGTCAATCGAACCCCGATATTATTGTGCATCTTGCAGCTCGTACCGAAGTAGAGCAAAGTTTTTACGAGCAAATTACGTTTAGTGATATCAATTACACTGGTACTGTTAACTTAATTGAGATTGCAAAGGACTTGCCCAATCTTAAAAACTTTGTGTTTGCTAGTACAATGGAAGTGTACGGGTGGCAACCTATTAGCGATTTAATTAGAGAAGGTAGAGAAGAAGGCATTATTGCGTTTGACGAAAGCACTCCGCCAAACCCTAATGCGCCTTATGCAGTAGCTAAGTATGCCTGTGAAAAATATTTAGAGTATGCCCACCGCAGTTATGGCCTGCCATTTACTGCTATTCGCCAAACAAATGCATACGGTCGCAAGGATAACAACTTCTTCGTTACAGAGCAAATCATCTATCAGATGTTGACTAACCCTAAAGAAATTAACTTGGGCTACGGCGAGCCCTATCGCAATTTTATCTATATTGACGATTTGTTGGATGCGTGGGAAACAGTAATTACTAATCCAGAACAGTGTGCAGGTGAGATTTTCTGTATTGGGCCTAATAACGCAATAAAGATTAAAGATTATGTGCAGGTGATTGCAGATAAAATTGGGTGGGACGGCCATGTAAATTGGAATACTAAACCCAATCGCCCGGGTGAAATTTATTTGTTAAACAGCTCTAATGCCAAAATTTCTAGTAAACTGGGATGGGCGCCTAAGATTGGAATTAATGAAGGATTAGATCGCACTATCGAAATATGGAAACATATTGTGGATAACAATCTATCGTTTAATGCTAAAAAGAAATTTAGTGTAGGAAAGTGATAAAAACTAGTTGACAACTTGCATATTGATGCTATGCTTATAACTAAAGTGATACATAGGAGATGCATGTGGCTCGAGCTAAAGCAAAACGTAACCTTTCAATAAACGGTATGAGTATACCTGAGTGGGGATTGATAAAAAAAGACATCAAGCCCTTTAAAACTTCTAATGGAGTTATGATGGACTATAAGCAGCTATTACAGTCTGCTAGATATTATGTTCATTATGAAATCTCATCTAAAACACTTCATACAAGTTTTATCAAATATTGTGAGCGTTTTGATAAAAAGAAAGCTGCACTACTTAGTGTACTTCCAGAATACGAGTTTGCTAGCGCAGGTAAGAACGCTTATCTTGCTCTTAAAGGTGTCGAGCTTGAAGACACTGCTATTGAGTACTTAGAAAAAAAGTATAACGAACTATTAGCTAGAGCTGAAAAAATTGCCGAAGCTAAAGCAGCAGAGGTCAAACAAAAAGTTAACAACGGTATTGTTATTTCAATTCAACAGCGTATGCGTGAGCAAGTAACTGACCTTTGCGGTCAGTGGGACGACGCAGTTGATCAGCTTTGCTTCAGTGAGTTCGATCTAACTCAATTTGATCCGCACCATCAAATGCAAGTGTTTAATGGGGGTGTTATCAAAGCAGCACACGCTAAAATCATTAAAGATATGTACCAAAGTCAGTATGAGGAAGCAAAAGAAGTAGTTGAGTGGAAGGACGAGCAGATCAAAGAAGGCTACTCTTACATGACTGCTAAAAAGCGCAAAGAGTATCTAGCATTTTTTGAAAAGATTATGACTGCCTGCGACACTTACATTAATACCGGCAAGGCCGTGCGTAAGACTCGAGTTAAGAAAGCACCGAGCAAGGAAAAGCTAGTTGCTAAGATTAAGTACAAGGAAAGTGAGCCTAGTATCGGGCTCGCCAGTATTAATCCGCTTAGTATTATTGAATGTACCACTCTTTGGGTTTATAACACAAAGAATCGTAAGCTGGGTTGCTATGTAGCAGATTCTATGGGGCAAGTGCTAACAGTTAAAGGCGCAAGTATTGTAGGCTTTGATCCTAAAAAAAGTGTATGTAAAACTGTACGTAAGCCTGAAATACTCAAAGGTGCTGGAAAACTTGCAAGAACTAAAATGCAGAAGCAGTTTGATGAAATTAATGCCACAGAGACTGCTATGAACGGCCGACTAAACGAGCATATTATTCTGATTAGTACCTTCTAAAAAGATAAATAGTATTATGGCACAAAATAGCATAGGATACTCAAGTAGGCAAGATCTAATTAGAGAGTTACAGTTACGTCTTGCAGACGGCATTGTAGACGTAGAACTTGACCGAGAACATTACGATGTTGCAATTGACTTAGCACTAGCGCAATATCGTCAACTAAGTTCAGGCTCTGTAGAAGAAAGTTTGATTTATATTCAAACCCAGGACGGTGTTACAGAGTACACACTGCCCAACGAAGTACAAGAAGTCCGCAGACTGTATCGCCGGGGTATCGGTACTAACAGCGGCGGCGGCACAAACTTTGATCCGTTTGACGTAGCATTTAACAACATGTATATGCTACAAGCAGGCCAGATTGGTGGTCTTGCTGTATTTGATGCGTTTGCACAATATAAAGAAACTATTGGGCGTGTGTTCGGTAGTGAGTATAATTTCCTTTGGAACCGTAATACTAAAGTATTAAAAATTCTTCGTAATGTTCGACATGCGGAAGAAGTAATGATCGGAGTTTATAATTTCATTCCTGAAAGTATATTACTAGGCGATGTTTATGCAAGTTCGTGGCTAGGTGCTTGTGCGCTAGCTCAGGCTAAATTAATGCTAGGTGAGGCCCGTAGTAAGTATGCCAGCGGCCTTCCGGGCGCGGGCGGCGCAATACAGCTTAACGGCGCCGAGCTCAAAACAGAAGGCCAGCAAGAGTTGGAAAGACTCAAGCTTGCTATTCACAATATGGAAGAAGGCAACAGCCCTCTTGGTTTTATCATAGGTTAAAAATGATCATTGGTTTAGTTGGTTTTATTGGCAGCGGCAAAGATACCGCTGCACAAGAGTTTGTGAAACTTGGCTGTAAGAAAGATAGTTTTGCTGCCCCGCTAAAAGATGCGTGTGCTGCATTGTTCGGCTGGTCTCGAGAACTTTTAGAAGGCGACACATTAGAAAGTCGAGAGTTTCGAGAAACACCAGACATGTTCTGGACTCGAAAATTAGGCATTGATAATTTTACACCCAGACTAGCACTACAACTAGTGGGTACAGATGTGCTACGTAACCAGTTTTCACCGGATATTTGGCTCAATAGTCTAGAATATCGTATTAGAAAAAATACTTCTAGCAAGGAGTCGATTGTAATCAGCGACGCCCGATTTAAAAACGAACTTGAATTGATCAAAGATATAGGTGGCAAGATTGTGTGGGTACGCAGAGGCGAACTACCTGAATGGTATGACGTTGCTGCCAGCGCACATACCGGTAATGCAGTAAGTCGCAAGATCATGCAGACACGCTACAGAGATATTCACGAAAGCGAATGGAACTGGGTAGGATTCAAACCTGACTACACTATTTTTAACACTGGCACACTTGAAGATTTGCACCACCGTGTACTAGAAATCAACTTAGATATTAAAAAGCCTCGCTTAGTTGCAGTCTGAGGCTATTTAGCAAAAACCTTCTATTCTGTTGCACCCGGTATTCAAATAATACCGGTTTTCTTCGTTTTCGCATAAATACTTGCATAGGAAACATTAACCTATTAACGGGAGAATAACATGGCAACATTAGTTTCACCTGGTGTAAGTGTAAGCGTTACCGACGAGAGCTTTTATGCTCCAGCCGGAACAGGCACTGTACCTCTTATCGTAATTGCAACAGCGCAAGATAAGAGCACTCCAGACGGTAGTGGCACAGCAGCTTATACTACAGCAGCAACAGCAGGCAAGGTACAGTTGATTACCAGCCAAAGAGACCTGCTTACAAATTTTGGTAATCCAATTTTCAAATCAAGTGGCGGCACTCCGTTACACGGTCACGAATTAAACGAGTACGGCTTAATGGCAGCTTATAGCTTCCTAGGTATTGCAAATCGTGCGTATGTTTTACGTGCAAATGTTGACTTAGATCAGCTAACAGCAAGAACTACTGCTCCTTCGGCAGCAGCAGCTAACGGTGCTTATTGGTTAGATACGGCTAACACTGTGTTGGGCTTAAAGAGTTGGAGCGGCACTGCATGGGTACGTCAATCTGTTAAAGTACCTACCCCAAGTGATATGAGCTCACCAACAAGCATTAAACCTGCTTATGGTAGAAACGGCGAATTTGCCGCGGTCTATTTTAAAAATAATGGCGATACTGCTACTACAATTAAAGTACATCAAAAATTAGCAGGGGTTTGGTACGTAGTTGGTTCAGCCGGCTGGGACAGCGCAAGCGGTAAAGATTTTCAAACCGCACGCCATACTAGCTTACCGTCAACCAAGAGTGGCGGCGGCGCATTAGCTGAAGGCGATATACTGCTACAAGTGAATAGTCCAAATAACGGTACTAGCATCGCAGTTAAAGTATATAACACAGCCTCTGGCCAATGGGTTAGTGAAACCATTGAGCAGTACATTAATTCTGCTTCAGCGTTCGCAGTATATGGTGTTAACTTAAGCGAAGGCGACCTTTGGGCGGACTTTACTGAAGACGACGCAACAATTACGCTACGCCGCCACAATGGCAATAGTGATTTAACTGCTACGTCTAGTGCAGCACTAGGTACAACAAACGTAGCAGGCCACGCTGGTAAGATATCATTTACTATTGCAGTAAACGAAGGCGTTGCAGTGCCTGTAACATTGCTTTCAAACACATCAAATATTGCTAGTGTAGACGATATTGTAGCAGACATCAACAGCTCACTATCAAGCGCAAACGCAACAGTTAGCTTTACTTCAGGTGTACTTGCTAGCAATTTAAGTGGAAAAGTTAGTATTGTTGACACTGCGGGTCGTGATATACTATTCGCAGCAGGTAACGTTTCAGGATTTACTCCGGCTAACTTAAGCCTAACAGCAGATACGCCTTATACAAACTGGGAAGTACTAAGCTATGAAGCAAGTGCTACAGCAGTTGTAGGTGAAACAGCTAATGGTACATTGTGGTATGATAATGTAATCAGTGCAGATAACATTGATATTTTATACAATGATTCCGAAGATGGCTGGGTAACCTACACTGGAGATATCCAAGTAACTGCTAGTGAGCCAACTACACAAAGTGATGGAACTGCACTAGAAACTGGTGACTTATGGATTGATGGTGGAGACTTAGAAAACTTCCCAGTGATCTACAAGTGGAGCGCGGCCGACGAGTGGGTGCTAGTTGATAACACCGATCAAGTCAGCGGCGACGGCATTCTTTTTGCAGACTTCCGACCACGTGCTGATGTATTGTCATTAACTATGGATGCAGGCACACCGAGACCTGAGAACTTCCCAATTGGTATCTTAGCTTGGAACAAGCGTGCTAGTGGCGGTAACGTTAAAGAGTATAACGAAGTATACATTGTAAGCGGTAACGATATTGGTCCTAAATGGGTTGACTACTCAGGTAACAAGCCAGACGGATCACCATATATGCTACGTAAAGCTCAGCGTCAAGCAGTTGTACGTCAGATGCAGGCAGCAATTGCAGCCAGCGAAGAAGCTAGAAATGAAATAAATCGTTTCAACTTAATTACTGCTCCAGGATATCCTGAGCTAATTGACGAAATGATCAGCTTAAATGTTGATCGCAAGGAAACAGCATTTATTATTGCTGATGCTCCTTTACGTCTAGCTTCAAGTGCAAGTGCTACACAAGCATGGGCAACTAACACTGCTAATGCAGACGGCAATGGCGAAGATGGCTTAGTAAGTAGCTCGCCATATGTGGGTGTTTACTATCCACATGCGCTAACAACGAACCTTAATGGTACAAATATTCTACAGCCAGCAAGTCACATTGCTCTACGCACTCTAGCATTTAACGATCAGGTAGCTTTCCCGTGGTTTGCACCAGCTGGCTTCCAGCGTGGTCTAGTAAGCAATGCTACAAGCGTAGGTTACTTAGATGCAGCAAGCGCAGAATATGTACCAGTTGCACTAAGCGAAGGTCAGCGTGATAGCTTGTACATTAACAAGATCAACCCAATTGGCAACTTCCCTGGAAGAGGCCTAGCAGTGTTTGGTCAGAAGACTCTAAACCCTGTTTCAAGTGCATTGGATCGCGTTAACGTTGCACGTCTAGTTGTTTACATTCGTGAACGCTTAGATGACATCATGAAACCGTTCTTGTTTGAACCAAATGATGAAATTACTCGTCAAAACGCAAAGGTTGTAGTTGATCGCTTCTTAGGTCAGCTAATAACACAGCGTGGGTTGTTCGACTTCTTAACAGTGTGTGATACAACAAATAACACACCAGCGAGAATTGACAGAAACGAGCTGCACATTGACATTGCTATCCAGCCAGTCAAGGCAGTAGAGTTCATCTACATTCCAATTCGTATCCAGAATACATTGGGCTCATCACAGTAAGATTTATTTTTTGCTGTACGGAAAAAGGGGCAGCGATGCCCCTTTTTTTGTCAAATTAAAACAAGAGTTAATGTTTTTTCCGTTTATATGATAAATATTTACATAGAAAGAACTAACCGTTCGTAGGAGAACAAGATGGCAAATATTAATACAACAGAAACCAGAAGTAAATTTGGTGTTCCTGTTACCGGCAACACAGGTTCAGGCATTTTAATGCCTAAGCTAAAGTATCGTTTCCGTGTTAGCTTTCTTGGTGGGTTTGCAGGTGAACCTGAATCAAGAGTACTAACTCAAAACGTACAAAACGTTAGCCGCCCAAAGATTACATATGAAGAAGTAACTATTGACAGTTACAACTCGAGAATGTATCTGCAGGGCAAGCACAGCTGGGAGCAGATTTCAGTTGTTGTGCGTGATGATATTACTAACAGCGTAACTAAACTTGTTGGCTCACAGATTCAACGCCAGCTAAACCACTTCCAGCAGTCAACACCAGCAGCAGGTTCAGACTATAAGTTTGACATGCAGATTGAAATCTTAGACGGTGTTAACGCCGGCGCAAGTGAAGTTTGGTTCTTAGAAGGTTGCTTCTTCACTAACGTTGACTACAGCGACAGTGATTACAGCACCAACGAACCAGTAACAGTTACTATGCAGGTACGTTACGATAACGCTACACATTATCAGGGTGATAATGATGTTAACGGCAGAACATCACAGGGTAATCCGTTCCCACAAGAAACACCTGAAATTAATACTACTTCAACTGTATAATTTAGGTAAGAATAGTGTAGCCAGAAACGGCTACACTATTATTCTTTAGCGGAGTCGAATGCATGAGCATTGTTGGAAAAATTTTAGACATTTTTGGTCCAGGGGGCGGTAACGGTTTTTATGCACGAGACTTTCGCAACGCATACGGATTCCGCCCAGATCAAAATCCACCGCGTCAAAAATTCCAAGGATATGTAAGTTTTGTTGTAAACCGTTTACTATACGGTGATAGCCTTTATGGCGATATGAACAGTTCAAATTTTAGATTGAGGTTAGGCAGTTTGGTTAGGACTGCTACCTTACCTGAAGTCGAATTCAAAACAGAAACTAAAAATGCATACAATAGAAAACGTATTGTTAATACTGGGGTTGAATATCAACCTGTAGACATTAAAGTCTTTGACACAATCAATAATGAATGGTTGACGATGTTTATGAAGTATTTTACCTATCATTATATGAATCCTAGAAACAAGCAGTATAATGAGCGCGATGTTGGCCCAGATCCTCGTCGCGACGACTCTACTCGGATGGCAGAGGATTCTAGATTTGGCACAACAGGAAGCAACCGCTGGGATAGTAATGCCTATGGATATAATGTAAACGAACTAGCAAATTTCTTTGAACGCATTGACTATGTTATCTATCATGGTAATAAAGCGGTACAATATAGTCTTATCAATCCTGTACTGACTCGATTTAGAACTGGAGACATTGATTACTCAAGTTCGGACGTTATGGAATTTGACATGACATTTGAGTACGAATCATTTACTATATACGAACAGGTTAATTTTGGTTTAAGTGAGTTTGATATTGCGCGATTCGAAAATGCTACTGGATTTACAGGACCTGCATTTGTTCCTATCGGTACTCCTGTGCTGTTACAGGAACGTACATTGGAAACATTAAGTGGTAACGGCAGTCGTGACGAATCAGAATATTTTAGAACTTTTCAGCCCCAACCATCAGATGCAATCAACCCTAGTTCTGCAGGAACAGTTACCCCTACTGACACACAAGGCGATAATCCTACCTCCGCACCAGCCCAACCGCCAACTAGCGGAACACCAGCTGCTGCTGCCGCGGCCGCAGCTGAAGCAGCAGCAGCTGAAGCAGCAGCATCCCCGGGGGATGATATTGTAGTTGAAGCCGCCCGCGAATCACCATTACCTTCAGTCTATGGTGATCGAGCAAATTTTGCTACTCCTACCGGAAAAGAAAAGTCATTCATTGGCGGCTTATTAGGGGACATTGCTGATAATGCACTTTCCGCAGCCATACACGGTACCAGTATTAAAAATGCAGTAATTAACACCGCAGTTGGGGGCGCTGTGCAAGGTATAACTAATGTTGTTCGAGCCCCTACCCGCCCTGCAAAGACCCAACCGAACACTGCACAAGAGACAGGATCCGGGAGCACCGCAGAATCACAATATGTTCCACCTTCAGATGATGGATGATAAGATATGACAGAAAAAAATTCAACCAGCTTATACGATACATTTGGTAACGAAGTAAAGTATCAAATCAGTCAAAACACTCTTATTGCATATTTGGAAAACGCTACTGTAAAATTTCCGATACCTGAAGCAAGCACAGATATCTTATCTAAACTATTTCAGGATAAAGATGACCCCATCAACCCTGTACTGTTAGAGCAAATACAACAGCGTTTAATAAAGTCCGGATTCAAAGAAGCAAATGCCCGAGCTATGGCTGATATTCTTATTCGAGTTGCGGCTGTAGAGCGGGTCAATGTAATGGATTATTTTGAGGTAAACAATAATTCATTGAAGTTAACTGTGGATACGTATGAAGCAATTAATGCAATGCGTCCGGTGGGAAATAGAATTAATTTAGTCCGACCATTAAACAATTCAGCTACAAAATTTAGACAGTTAATTCAGCCGTAATGAGTAGATTTGCACAAGCAGCTTATGCAGTACAACGCCCTGAAAAATATGTAGGGCAAAATGTTCCTTACTACCGCAGTAGTTGGGAATTAGCATTTATGCGTATGTGCGATCAGCATCCACACATATTGAAGTGGGCTAGTGAAAGTGTTAAGATACCTTATATGAATCCACTCACTAACAAGTGGTCAAATTATGTTCCTGACTTTATGATACAATATATGGACAGCAGCGGCACTACACATGTTGAACTTGTGGAAATTAAACCTAAGAATCAAACCACACTAGAAAGTGCAAAAACCGCTAAGAATCGTGCAGCTACAGTAGTTAACTCTGCTAAGTGGACAGCGGCACAAGAGTGGTGTCAGCGTAAGGGAATACGATTTCGTGTACTAAACGAAGATCAAATTTTTCAAACTAAAACAAAACGGACACCCAAAAGTAGAGTAGCTAAAAAGAAAAGCTAATAAGTAGTAGTATGGAACAGCGACGATATCGTACACAATATGTACTACCAGACTCGGGTGAAGCATGGAACAGCGATATAGGTACTAGAGCAGACAATACTGCACCTGAAACATTACTATCACCAGATGATCCGTACTACGAGTTAGCTACGGGGAAAGTTAAAGAAGCAAACAATGACTAAGAAACTTGAAGAAGAATTTGGCTTACCCCCACTCGAAGAAGTACTATCTGGCGTCCAACAGGAAGCCAATGATGAAGCATTTAGTGCAGTAGCTACTATTGACGAAGTACAAGAAGCAATTAGTATTAGCGAAAAAATTGACAATGCACTGGCAGAAGTTCGAGGCATGGAAGTACATGACAGTGAAATGGACGCTATTGCCATTGAAGCTATGCAGAGTTATCAGCAGCTAATGAGTTTGGGCATGAACATGACAGACATGGCAGCAGGACAAGTATTTAACAACGCTGCAAATATGCTTAAAATTGCGCTAGAAGCCAAAGACAGTAAAGTAAGCCGTAAGCTAAAGCAAGTGGACTTAATGCTTAAAAAAGCTCGAGTAGATCAAACTGCTAAAAAACTAGGTGATGGCGAAGCCGAAGAAATTAACTCTACGACGTTTGACCGCAACGAGTTGTTAAAGATGTTGGGGAAAAGCGATAAATAAGTCTATAATATAGCCACTAGGCTTGACAAAAATTTAGGAGAATTTTATGGCAGATCTATATTCGACCTTAGGGTCAAACGCTCGCAAAATAGTACCAAGTTCAACTTTTGGTACACCGCAACTAACATCGATTATTCTTTTCACTGACGGCGAAACATTGCCTAACGGCAGTAGTGCATGGTGCCCAAATGATACAGATGAAGCCAACTATAATCCAGACAGTGATTTTGGCTCACCTGGTAGTGATGTATACCTTGCTGTACGTGCAATTCAGCAGTATTGCGAAGTATTCCAAGTTGGCGGCACCAGCGACAGCGACTATTTCACAATTATTGTAAGAGATTCAAGCATTCCTTACGGCCCGGGCCAAACATTCCAAAGTGAAGGCCAAACAGTAGCAGCATTACAAACCGCTGTTAGAGAAGCATTAGGCGGCACACTGGTGTCAGTATACATTGGTCGTATCACAGACGACGATACAGACGGTTGATATTTTATACATAAGTATAACATAGAAAAGGACCGCAAGGTCCTTTTCTTATATCTAGTGTATATTAGATGATAAATAAGTATATAGCTTGAAAGGCTTAAAAAACATTAGGAGAATAACATGCCTCAGACAAAAGGTGGTGCTAAAGGTGTTGCAGAATTTGCAACAGGTACATTAATTGCTAAAAATAATCTAAAACTAATCATGGTTGATACAGGTGCAAACCTTCAAACAGAAGATGATGCTCCAAGTGAAGCTGTAGAGCGTGCTCTGCAAATCATTCAGCCACTAGTATACTTCATTCCATCAAACACAAGTGGTCAGATTCACTGCATCGTTGATGGTTCACAGTTTGATGAAGTTTCGCTAGAAACTCAGCTAATCGCTGTCGGTACAGACAACGTAAACGGTTACAGCTTTGCTTCAGCAACTGTAACAGTTGGTACAAGCTTCGTAGTATCTTAATTACATAAATATGCGCCTTAGGGTGTCACAATGTGTAGAAACAATTATGAAAGGGGTCTTTTGTAGGCCCCTTTCTTTTTGACTAAGATGATAAATAGTTGTAATAGGAGACTAAACCCATGCAACTACGAGATTTTATTACTGAAAGTTTCAAGAAAGAATACTCATTTAGAGTAAAGATTGCTGCTGACTGTAAGCCAGAGCATTTGGATATTATTGAGAATTGCCTAGCAAAATACAATGTTGTTAGTGTGGCATCTTTCAAGCGCAGTCCAATTCAAGAAAATCCAATGGAATTTGTTCGTGCTAAGGGTGTTAAACTAATCAGCGAAGTATGCAGCACTGACGTAGTATTAAAATATCCTGTACACGAAAGAATTTTAGAAGTATGGCTAGCAGTACACTTAGGTTTAGATCATGATAGAGTGCTATGTTATAATGTTAAAGATCCGCGCAAGTTAGAAGCAGACAATGCAGCGGAACGCACAGAATATAACAAAGATCGCACTGTAACAGAAGACGACAGTGTACTAGGCAAAGAAGATCAAAATCATTACGAAATGCAAAATGAAGGTTTAGACGACGCTGTTTATTTTGGCGAAGAATATAACAAAAAGTTTTTAGATACTTTAGCAAAAATTAAAGCTGAAAAAGGCGCAGACTATTTTAAGAATTATCCAACCAAAGATGAAATTATGGGCGACAACTTAAAGCCAATGTGGGACACACTTCACGGTGTTGCTAACATGGGACAAGGTGTTGAGACAACTAAAGAAGTTGATGTAATCAGCCAGAGCTCAAGAAGGAACTAAAAATGAAACTGTCTAATATTTTTGAACAAGACCCCGATCAAGCAGCAGCTATGGGTGCTAATGCTCTTAAAAAAACTATGGGTGCTAATACCAGCGGTGCTATGATTTCAAAAGCATTAGGCAAATTAGATCAAGGCGGCGCAATAAGCGGACCACTTGCAAAAGCACTTAGTCCGTATGCAGATGCACTTGAAAAGATTTTAAGTAATCCAATGTATCGAAATAAATTCATGCAGATGATGAAACAGATTCAGACTGCTGACAATAAAGCTCAAGCGCAACCTGCTCCAGCAGTACAAGAAGATTGGGGTTCTAGTGATGGTTATGTTTTAGTTAAGGCTATCGACGATGCTGTTGCCGCTCGCGGCCTAAGCCCAGAAGTTATTCAGGACGAAGCAGAGAACCTAGCAGAACTTTATTATGACAACATGGGTTATGACAGTCCAGAAGAAGCAGTTGACAGAATTATCAATACATGGAAGCTCAGATCATCTACTGGTAAAGCTTTAGCAAGAATGTTTGCTACTGATGAGAGTGTGCAAGAAGATGAACAGATTGATGAAGTAAACGCAAATCAAATTAAAAAGGATATTGATTCTGGAATGTCACATGATGCTGTTATAGGAAAACATGCAAATAAAAGAACAACCAACACTGACGCAATTCGCAAGGTTATCAAGCAACACGCTTGGGATAAGCGAATGAAGAAAGAAGAAGTGCAGATCGATGAACTCTCAAAGAAGACTATGGGTTCTTATGTTAAGAAAGCATCAGGTGCTGAAAAACCAAAGAATGTAATGAGTCCAAAGAATGTTCCTTTGACAAATATCGCTGCCTACCAAGGTGACAGCGAAACAGGACACTTCGGTAGCAGATTTAATCAGTCAACTTACGACAAGGCAGAGCGTCTTCGTAAGAATCGTGAGACAGGTATCAAGAGAGCAGTTGATAAACTTACCAAAGAAGAAGTTGAGCAAATGGCAAGACTCCGTGAGCTTTCAGGGTTACCTACAACTGAAGGCATGGTAGACATTGAATACGGTGTTGATCCGAAGTTACAAAAACTAGTTGACATTGGTCACTTGCTACGTAAGACATTAGATGTTGGTAGCGGCGTAAAATGGGATGATGCAGATTTTAACAAGGCTGCTAACCTAGCCGATGCACTTATTTCACTTGGTGCAACTTTTGGTCCAAAGAATCTCAAGGATGCGCTAAAGTTAGCAGACATGGACATTGCTCAGGCGCAAGAACTTATTGCTAAAGCTTCACAGCGAGCACCAGTTGAGGAAGCAGAACAGCTTGATGAAATCTTACCAATGCTAGGTGCTATGGCTGGCCGAGCAGCATTTGCTGGAGCAGGCGCAGTAACACGTGGTGTTGCCAGCGCAGTCGGACATGCAGTGGGAAGTTCGTTAGAGGATAGTGACGAAGATCCAACCGATGATGCTAGCAGTGGCGATGAAGTAGATACAGTGAGTATGGATGTTCCACTGTTACTACGTGTCTTAGAATTTGCTAGAGAAGAAGTCGAAGATGATATGGTTTTACATGATGTAGTAGAGCGGCTAATTGCAATGTCAAAAGACGGTCCATTAAGCATGGATGATTATGAAAGCATCGTTGGCGATGTTGAAGCACTTCCTGCACCAGAAGAATTCGAAGAAGAATCTGGCAAGAGTAAGCAATATATTGAAATTGTCAGCGTATTAGGTCATACAAAGCGTGTACCAGTACATCCACTAAATGCATATAAAGCACTTAATCATTATCGCGATCAACCTTCAACAAAAAGTG